AACGGCGGTTGTGTAAGCGGCTCTAGTTCTCGTGGCATGGGTGCTGCTATTCGTGGTGGAAAGTTTACGGGAGTAAAGTAAAATGCCTAAAAATCAAAAATTATCCGCAACTGACGAAGCTATTCTGAGAATGGAGCCTGCCGCCAATGCGATGAAACAGCGCCAGCTTGAAAGGCAAAGAGCTACCAACAGACGCCTGAGACAGGAAATGGAAGATATTCGTTCAGGTAAAGCACGCAATCCAATGACTGAAGCTTTTCTTGCAATCATTGGAAAAGAAGATGGCGGTGAAATTAAAAAGCCTGGCATTGGTTTTAAGCCTATGGATATGGGTGGCGACATCCTGAATTCATATCTTGAAGGTATTGGTAACAGCAAGGACACCACTGTTAAGGGTGGCGGCAAGAAGCCGAAGCCTGTAAAAAAGGCGATGGGTGGGTATGTATCTCCTCGCAAAGCGCAGGGCATGATGAATGGCGGCGCCGTGAAAGGAGGGAAAAGATGAGCAACGAATATAATGAAGCCATTCTTGAGCAATTGTTTGAAGAGGGCTTGGAGCTATACAAAGGCAATGAGAAAAAAGCCGAGAAGTATGCTCGCAAGCGGTTTGAAGATATGCCAGAGCCTGATTACAAAAACAAAGGCGGTGCAGCTGGATTTCCCGACCTTACTGGAGATGGTAAAGTTACCCGCAAGGATATACTCAAAGGTCGCGGCGTTGAAGGTTTTAAATATGGCGGTAAAGTGGCTAAAATGGAGTCTGGTGGCGCTGTTTGTCGCGGCATGGGTTCTGCTTTGCGCGGTGGCAAGTTCGTTGGGGTAAGATAGGCAAGACAATGGACGATAAGATTGACGGCTTAACACCTAGACAGATTTTGATTAAAGGCACTACACAGGGCGTTGGTAGCCTTACTAATGCTCAGTATGAGAATTACAATCTTCAGATTGATAATCAAAGAAAAGGTGTACCAAATTACAGTAAGGCTCCGAAGAAATACTCTTCTGGTGGCGCTGTAAGAGGTATGGGAGCCGCAATCAAAGGCAGTGGATTTAAAGGAGTATTCTGATGTCTGTTATCCGCATTGAAATCGACATGAATAGCATCGAGGACATGGTTCCTGGTTGGGGCGATGGCGATGACGATAATTTTGTATGTCCTGTTGCCACACAAGACGAAAATATCAATGCCGAAAACAAACAGGCTGCTGTAGATGAATATGCTTATGGCCCGACAACCGCGACATGGGAAAACAAGAACGCTCGTTGCGGCACTTGCTCGTATTTCAATCTTCGTTCGGCTATGCTTAATTGCATTTCAGAAGGCTTGGGGCTAGAAGAGGGCGTGGGATACTGCGACAAGCTTCATTTTGCATGTTCTATGGAGAAAATTTGTAATTTGTGGGAATTGGGCGTTCCTAAGACAGATGGTGACTTAGAAGACTATCCTTCTGATATGGGCAACCAAAGGGATATTCTATAATGAGGTTGGGGCGGGTTTTGGCAATGCTAGGGCACAGCCCTTCCGCTCTGGCTGGCGCGAGGGTTCCCTCCACCTTGCGCGCCGCTTTTCCCGTCCCAGCACTTTTATAAAAGAGGTAGAAAATGGCTATTGAAAAAGGTATTGGTGCTGGCGGTGATAACATCATCCCAATGATTCCAGAAGAGCAAATCGACATTGTTGAAATGGCGGCACAGCCAGGACAGGTAACAATGGACGATGGTTCTGTGCTTCTTGGAGATATTTCAGAAGAAATGATGATGGAAGAGGCTCCCGTAGATATTCCTTTTGACGCCAATTTAGTTGACTTTATGAACTCCGCTGACGCGATATCTATTGCCTCAGATTTGGTTGGTGATGTTGAAGAAGACATGGCCTCTCGCCAAGATTGGGAAGACACCTATAAAACAGGCATTGACTTGCTTGGCATGAAGTACGAAGACCGCTCTCAACCATTTGAGGGCGCTTCTGGTGTGGTTCATCCTTTGCTTGCTGAGTCTGTTACACAATTTCAGGCACAGGCTTACCGCGAATTGCTTCCTGCTGGTGGCCCTGTCCGCACTCAAGTAATTGGTGACGAGACTACTGATAAGCTTCAGCAGGCAGACCGTGTAAAGAATTACATGAATTACCAGATTACCTATGAAATGGAAGAATACGACCCTGAGTTAGACCAGATGCTATTCTACCTACCGCTAATAGGTAGTACCTTTAAGAAGATTTACTTCGACCCTCTTCTACAGAGAGCCGTTTCTAAGTTCGTTCACGCTGAAGATTTGGTTGTGCCTTACACAGCCACTGACTTAGCCTCTGCTACAAGAATTACGCATATAGTAAAAATGAGCCGCAATGAAATCCGTAAGCTTCAGCTTTCAGGTTTCTATGCCGACATTGATTTACCAGGAGAGGGATATGGTGATGAAGATTATTCAGAGGTTCAGGAGAGCATAGACGAGGTTCAGGGGATTAGTCCTTCAGGGTCTAGTGAAGATATTACGTTATACGAAGTACATACAAACTTGGATTTGCCAGGATTTGAAGATATGGACATGCAAGGTCAGGAAACTGGCTTAAAGCTTCCATATATTGTGACAATCTGTGAAAAGAATGGTGAAGTTCTTTCTATTCGCCGCAATTACGACCAGAATGACCCATTGCGGCGTCCTGTTCCTTATTTTGTCCACTATAAGTTTTTACCCGGTTTGGGTTTTTACGGCTTTGGGCTTACACACATGATTGGCGGCTTGTCCCAAGCGGCGACTAGCCTTTTACGGCAACTTATTGATGCTGGCACCCTGTCCAATCTCCCAGCAGGGTTCAAAGCACGAGGCGCCCGTATCCGTGATGAGGATGAGCCATTATCTCCTGGTGAATTCCGTGATATTGACGTTGCGGGTATGGACATCCGCCAATCACTTATGACATTGCCGTTTAAAGAGCCTTCACAGACGCTATATTCGCTTCTGGGTACGCTTGTTGACTCTGGGCGTAGGTTTGCGTCTATGGCGGATATGAAGGTGGGTGAGATGGGCGGAGAAACGCCTGTAGGCACCACTATGGCTATTATGGAGCGCGGCACAAAGGTTATGTCCGCTATTCATAAGCGTTTGCATTATTCTCAGAAAGTTGAGTTCAAGCTTCTGGCAAATGTATTTGCCCGTTTCATGGCGCCTATGTACCCATATGCGGTACCTGGTGCCCCGCCTGAAATAAAGGCAACCGATTTTGATGACCGCATTGATGTATTGCCTGTTTCAGACCCGAACATTTTCTCTATGTCGCAGCGCATTGCGCTTGCACAAACTGAATTACAGTTAGTTCAGTCAAATCCTGAGATTCACGGCAATGAGCGTGGATTGTATCAAGCGTACAGAAAAATGTACGAAGCGTTAGGAGTTACAAATGTTGATGCCATACTCCCTCCACCACCTGTACCGCAACCTACGAATCCAGCTAAAGAGAATCAAGAGGCAATGCGAGGCAAGTCTTTACAGGCTTTCCCAGAACAGAATCATCAGGCGCATATCGAGGCACATCTCGCAATTATCGCAACGCCTGTGGCACAGGCTAACGCAGCTATAGTTATGACTCTTCAGGGCCATATTCAGGAACATATTGGATTTATGGCTGAAGGTATGGCGCAGGAAGAAATTACCTCTAGCCTGACACCAGAAGATATTATGGCGCTTCAAGCCACACCAGAGGGCATGAAAGCTATTCAGGACGATATTGCTTCTCGCGCTTCTGAGCTAGTTGGTGAGCTTACAGAGCAATACGCACAAGCTGTAACGCCCCCACAACAGACTGACCCGCTTGTAGCTATCCGTCAGCAAGAATTGGCATTGCGTGAGGCTGATATTCAGCGCAAGGCTAAAGAAGCTGAAGATAAGGCACAGCTTGAGCGTGAAAAGGAATTGAATGACCAGATGGAGGCAAATGCCCGTCTGAGCATTCAAAAGGAGGCTCTGGATGAAAAAACCAGAGTTGCAGAAGAGCGTATTCAAACACAAAGGGATATTGCTGCTTTAAATAATATGACGAAGGGACTTTAAAATGTCAGCCAGTTCATTAAACCGTAAAGTTGCGGAGATAGAAAAAGCCAAGAAAGTGGAGCGTAGAAATGCCGCTATTAAAAGGTACGAGTCAGAAAACGATATCGTCAAACATATCGAAGTTGAGGAGCGAGGGGTACCCGCAGAGACAAGCGGTAGCGATAGCCCTGAACCAATCAAATCAGAGCGCCCAAAAGCCAAAGCCAAAAAAGCCGCAAAAAAAGCCAGTGGGTCTTCAAAAGGGTGGGTTGGTAAAAGGCTTCTCACCGATAGCTAGACCTCAGAGATTTCAAGGTGTGTTCTAATGACATATGCTATGGAGAGGATTCTGGCGTGGAAACTTTTGCCACGCGGAATGATGGGCGTGATGACTTGGATGTATATCGAAGTGTTGTACTGGTTTATGGCACTCAGCCCCGAAGCCATGACTTCTCAAGCGACAGCGCTAACTGCAACCGTGACGGGCGCCATGACAGGCGCCTTCGCCGTTTGGTTAGGGCATGAAAAGTAAATGCCTATAGAGCTTCAGTATTGGTTGGTGTTCATGGTCACGCTAAACACCTTTATAAACGTGATTGTGTTCTTTAGACATAGGTTTAAAGGCAATGCCAAGAGTTAGTGAAAATACTGAAGTAGCTCTGCCGCTACGGAATATCATCAGCATGATTGCTGGTGCATCCGTAGCCACATGGGCGTATTTTGGTATTATCGAGCGGCTCAATCAAATTGAGACAAACCAAACTATGATGGAAGCAGATGTGGTGCAGAACACAGACTTCCGTATTAAATGGCCCCGCGGCGAAATGGGTACACTGCCAGCCGATTCCGAACAATTTATGCTGATAGAGCATATAGCCTCAGAGTTGGAAAAACTAGCGACAGAGATAGAGGAAGGCCGCGCCCCATACGACCAGCAACAAAAGCTAACTTTAGAGTTTTACGAAAAGCGCATAGATAACCTAGAGCAGCAGATAGAAAAGCTTAAAGACGAACAAATGGAAATGACGCACAACAAGTTGGGAAGTAATGGTCACTGAACTTACATTTGTATTGTTGTTAGTCGTCTCCGGGGCGAGGTTAGAATTTACGCCTTATGACAACCTCTCTGAATGTCTTTCTACAAAGCGGAAAATTGAGCGTAATGTCGGTCGTTACCAAAAGGATTTTAACAAGCGATGGACTTGCAAAGAGATGACAGTTAAAATGCAAGACGGGGCTATAGTAGAAATAGTTAAATAGCCGGAGGGTTTGTTTGGAGTAAAAAATGGACCCCGCGTCAGCGATTGCAATAGCGACCACAAGCTTTTCTGTTATCAAGAAAGGCTTTTCTTTATCCAAAGACGCCTATTCTATGGCCTCTGATATTGGCAAGTTTATGGATGCCATAGATTCTGTCAAAAATGTTCACAAAGAAGAAAAGAAAAAATATGGTAGCGTGGGAGAAGAGGCGCTTTCCAGCTTTATGGCGCACAAAAAAGCCCAAGAAATGGAAAACGAGCTTAGAAACTTCTTGATTGCGAATTACGGCTTTAACGCTTGGCAAGATATATTGAGGATACAGGCCAAGATAAGGAAAGACAGAATAGCAGAGAAGAAAAGAAAATTAGCGCAAATAAAACTAATTATTGAAATATCTTTCGCTTCTCTCGCGGTTTTGTTAGGCTTGCTTGCAGTTTATTTGTTTGCTATGTATTTAAAATCGTAGGAGGTTCTTATGTTACAAGCCTTGATAGGCCCAGCCACTGAAATAATTGGGAAGTTCATTGAGGACAAAGACCAAAAAAATAAATTGGCGCATGAAATCGCCACTATGGCGGAAAAACATGCTCAAGAGCTGGCAAAAGGCCAAATGGCTATTAACGCTGAAGAGGCGAAGCACCGAAACATCTTTGTAGCTGGCTGGCGCCCTTTTATTGGCTGGACATGCGGTATTGCGTTATTCGCGCACTTTATTTTATTTCCGTTAGCCGATGTAATTACCGCGTATCTTGGATATGCCCCCGTTTCATACCCTGCTTTTGATATGGACAGCTTAATGACTATATTGTTAGGCATGTTAGGTCTTGGTGGTATGCGTAGCTTTGAAAAGTACAAAAAACTAACTAAATAATCTACGCCTGGAGGGGCTATGGACGCAATAGCATTAACCGAACATTTATTAAAGAACATACGGCAGCAGAAGGATGACTATGCAACTATGCTGTCGAATGGTGCGGTAGATAATATGGAAAACTACCGCTTCATAGTGGGTCAAATACGCGGACTGACTTACTGTGAAGATGAAATAAGAGCCGCGATGAGAGGGGTCATTGAAGATGGCTAAAAAACTATTCGTGCCCGATAGGGTTGCGGCAAACATGAAGTCTGATGCGCCACAGACTGAAATACCAAAGGCGGTGCAGAAAGCTCTTCCGAAAGAAGAGGAAAACAAGAATACAGAAAACCCATCTCAGATGGATGCTTCTGCCCTAGAAAGATTGCCAGACCCTGTCGGCTATCGCCTTCTTGTTATTCCATACTACCCACCAGCAAAAACAAAAGGCGGCATTTACATACCAGATGCTACTCGTGATAGAGAGGCGTTTGCCACTGTTGCTGCCTATGTTGTTAAAGTTGGCCCAGATGCTTACAAAGACCAAGACAAGTTCCCTTCTGGCGCTTGGGCATCTGAGAAGTCTTGGGTTCTTATGGGAAGATATGCTGGAAATAGGTTCAAAGTGGATGGACTTGAGGTAAGACTCATAAATGACGATAATATTATCGCCACTATACTTGACCCAGCAGATATCTCATATGTATAAATATACTGGAGGCAACCTATGGAAGAAATAATGAACGCAGAAGCAGAGGCAGAAGAAAATTTCACATTTGATGTGGAGGATTCTGATACTTTTGAAGAAGTGAAAGAAGAAAAACCCGAACAAATGTTCGGCTCTTCTGAATCTTCAGAAAATGAAGGGGCGACTGATGATGACCTTGAGAGCTACAGTGGCAATGTTCAAAAGCGAATCAATCAGCTAACAGCTAAGAGAAAGCAGGCTTTGGAAGAGGCTGAAGCTGCATATCAGTATGCAGAGCAGGTAAAAGCGCAGAATGAACAGATGCGTAAGAAGCTTGCAGAGCTTGACCAAGGCTACACCAATGAATATGGCGCTCGTGTTGAGTCACAGTATGAGCAAGCTAAGAAGCTTCTTAGAGAAGCTCGTGAAATTGGCGATATGGACAAAGAGATTGAGGCGCAAGACCTTATACCTCGTTTAGCCATCGAAAAAGAGCGTGTTCGTGTTCAAAAGGCTCGCGCAGAACAGCAAATAGAACAGCCTGTTCCGCAAGAACCCCAGCGCCAGCAAGTTCCGCGAGTTCAGGACTTAGACCAAAAGCTTCAGTCTTGGCTTGGAAAGAACGATAGCTGGTTCAACAAAGATATGGTTATGACGCGAGGGGCGCAGGCCATTCACGAGCAGCTAGTAGGGTCTGAGGGTTTTGACCCAACAAGTGATGAATATTATGCGGAAATTGACAAGCGTATGCGTCAAGAATTCCCGCACAAGTTTCAGGCGCAGCGGCAAAACGCCCAAACTGTTGCACCTGCGTCCTCTGGACGGTCTGTGAAATCAGGGCGGAAAAAAACGGTGGAATTAACACCAGGTCAAGTGGCTTTCGCTAAGAAGATGAATATTCCTCTTGAGCGGTATGCAAAAGAAGTCGCAAAACTAGACACAAGGAGTGCATAATGGTTGACCGCGCGAGCCGGGATTCGCAAACCCGTGAAAAAACAGCGAGAGTAGAAGCGTGGCGTCCACCATCAACCCTTGAAGCTCCCGAAGCTCCTGTCGGCTTTAAACACCGCTGGATTCGTGAGTCAGTCATGGAATACGATGACCGCAACAACGTCCATAAGCGCCGCCGTGAAGGTTGGGAGCTTGTACGGGCGGAAGATTACCCTGATTTCGATGCACCTGTCATTGACGAAGGTAAAAACGCTGGCGTAATCGGCGTAGGTGGTTTGGTTCTTGCCAGAATACCTGAAGAGATTGTGGAACAGCGTGACGCACATTACCGTAGTGTCACAGAAAATCAAATGGAAGCTGTGGACAGAGATTGGATGCGGGAGTCAAATGCCGCAATGCCAAAGCTGAACCCGCAGCGTTCAAGTTCAGTAACTTTTGGCTCAAGAGGTCAAAAATAAACTCGTAAGGAGAGTTCAAGATGGCAAATAAAGATGCTGCCTTTGGTCTGCGCCCAGCGCGGATGATGAACGGCTCTGCCTTTATGAACCAACAGAACCGCTATCGCATTGCCAACAACTACGCGACTGCAATTTTCCAGGGTGACTTAGTGGAAACACTGACCGCCGGGACAATTGGGGTTAAAGCTGCTGGCGAAACAGATGCTGTTCTGGGTGTGTTCAACGGCTGCCGTTACACTGACCCTGTTTCTGGTAAGGAAACATTCTCAAACTACTACCCTGGCTCAATCGCGGCTGCTGACATTGAAGCATTCGTAATTGATGCGCCAGATGTAGTGTATGAGATTCAGGCTGATGACACATTCCCTGTCACAGACCTGTTCGGTAACTTTGACATTGTTGTTGGCACAGGCGACACAAAATCAGGTATGTCTCGCACAGAACTGGATGTGACAACTGGTGCGGTTACAACAACACTTCCGCTGAAAGCAATCGACATTTCTCAGGACCCTGAGAATAGCGATACTAGCAGCGCAAACACCAATGTCATGGTTGTTATCAATAACCACGTTCTGAGCGGCGGCACCGCTGGCTTGGCATAAGGAGACTAGATAATGGCTATTTCAAGAGCACAGCTAGTTAAAGAACTAGAGCCAGGCCTGAACGCCCTGTTCGGCATGGAATACGACCGCTACGATGCGGAGCACGCAGAAATCTACGACACTGAATCATCAGACCGTGCGTTTGAAGAAGAAGTAATGTTGGTAGGTTTTGGAAATGCTCAGACCAAA